CCAGATTGAGTTCCTAGAACCTCTACTGAACACTATGTTAGAGATTGCTAGGCGCAATATGCAGGCATCTGACCTTATTCGGGTTATGGACACTGATATTGGTGTTGTTGACTTTATGACAATTACTAAAGAAGATATTACTGCTAAGGGTAAACTCCGTGCTGTTGGGTCTAGGCATTATGCTACAAGAGCACAACTAGCACAGAATATTAACGGTATCTTCAACAGCCCAGTTGGTCAGATTATTGCACCACATATTAGTGCCAAGAAGTTAGCTAAACTTGTAGAAGACTTTATGGGCTTTGAAGAGTATGACTTCATCATTGACAATGCAGCTATCTTTGAGCAAGCTGAAACACAGAGACTGATTAACCAGGCACAACAAACTGTTATGACTGAGGATCAGATTCCTGTGGAAGAGATGATGATGGACTCTCAACCAGTGCAATAGATTCCATCCACTCTGCTATCATCCTGTGTTCTTTAGCTGTACCGTTGTTCTTAATACGGTTTGCTCTCCATGAGATGATAGCAACATTACCTTTGATATAGCCTTCAGTTGGGTCTATTCTATCAAAAGATGGTGTATTCTCCGGCACTGGCCTTCCTTCTGAAAAATAATCTAATTCCATACCAAGGATTGGGCAATACTTTGGGAAGTCAACGTCCATTGGGCCAATATTAAAAGGGATACCTTTTCTAAAGGCATTATTCTTTTTGGCTGTGATCATTGTAGCCACACGCTCTTCAATATCAGCCCCATACTTCCAAGACACCCTGCCGTATCTCTCTAATAGGTGTTTTGTCTTCTCTAGTATTCTTTCTTTCTTTAGTTTACCTTTACCATATTCATCTCTTTCTGATAGTTCTTTAATGTATTTGTTTTTAATTTGACGGATAAATTCTCTGGTTACGCCGTAGTCATCTGCAATAGCTTGCATAGTCATACCAGATAATAATTTAACCTTAATAGTTGGTGCTTCTAATTTCCATTTAGACATATTGTACCTTGTAGTGGTTTGTAATTCCATTATGATACAATACTTGATATTGTTTGTCAAGTGGCCCCTAATCTAAAATATCACTTATGGTTAAGTCTCTTAAAACAGAAACTGTTAAAAGTAAAGAAGATGTTTATCGGTATCTAATTGCTTATTTGGATGACGCTATTGATATGGCGGCAAGAAAGCAAAGAGATGAAGATAATTTCTCATTACCAGCATGGGCTGAGTTCCAGGCATATCAGTTAGGTACTATTAAGGCTTACCAGAAAGTATTGGATTTAATTCCCAAACCTTGACCAGAGGTATTCGATGTCAGAAGAAAGTATTTTTAGCCAGACCGAGGCTAACGAAGTAGAAGCCCAAAACCCAGCACCACAGTTTACCCTCCCACAAGAGGTTGCAGAATTAGTAGGTGATGGTCGGAAGTATAGATCAGTTGAAGACGCATTAAAGAGTGTCCCCCATGCCCAGTCTCATATTCATAAACTTGAAGAAGAGATGCAAACATTGAGAGATGAACTCACAAAGCGTAAGACGGCTGAGGAACTTCTAGAAGAATTCCGTGTACCTGAACAAAGAGAGGCAACCCCTCAATCTGGTTTAGATCCACAAAGTTTAGCTGCTCTTGTAGATAAAACTCTTGATCAGCGCGAAGCTAAGAAAAAACAGCAAGGTAATATCCAAGCTGTTGTTCAAAGTTTTAATGAGAAGTTCGGTGAGAAGGCTCCAGAGATGTATGAGAAGATTGCAGCAGACAATGGTCTTTCTGTTCAGTTCTTAAACTCTGTAGCTGCTACTTCCCCTGCTGCTGTATTAAAACTAGCTGGACTAGAGGGGCAAAGACAAACTACTCCATCTAAACCAACTGGTTCTGTAAATACTGAAGCACTATCTCAGAACACCAATCACGCTGCTCCCAGTGCCAAGTTACCCAAAGCTGCAACAACTAAAGATTTGGTAAATGCTTGGAGAAATGCTGGTGATGCAGTTCGTAAAGAACTAGGTATTAATTAATCAATTTTTAGGAGCTAATTAAAATGGCACATGATACTACAAACACCACTGCCTTTATTGAGGCACAACAGTATTCCAAGTTTATTCTTGAGAATCTACACGACTATCTACTCCCAGGTGGTATGTTCCGCGATGTCTCTGATTTCGGTTCTGGCACCACTCTTAACATCAAAACTGTCGGTACTGTAACTCTACAGGACGCACAGGAAGATGTCCCACTAAACTTTACCAACATCGACACTGGTACCATCACCCTTGCAATTACCGATTATATTGGTGATGCTTGGAAGGTTACTGATGACCTCCGTGAAGATGGTTCACAAATCGACACCCTAATGGCAATGCGTGCTCAAGAGTCCACCCGTGCATTCGGTGAGTTCCATGAGTCCAAGTTCCTAAATGCTGCTGGTACTGCCCAGACTAATGCTAGTGTTAACTTAGTCAATGGCCGCCCACACCGTTGGGTTGCTGGTGGTGCTGGTGCTACCAACCGTATTATGACTATGGCTGACTTCGTAGCTATGAAACTAGCTTTCGATAAGGCTAATGTCCCTGCTGCTGGTCGTATCGTCTGTGTTGATCCAATCGTTGAGGCAACCATCAATAGCCTAGTAACTTCTGCTACTGCTGTTGCGTATAATCCAATGTGGGAAGGTATCATCACTTCCGGTTTCGCTCAGAATCATAAGTTCGTTAAGAACATTATGGGCTTTGATATTTGGACTTCCAACTATCTGCCAACCAAGACCGCTACTGAGGCACTAGATGCTTCTGGTTATGGTCTTGCTAACGACACTGCTGAAATTGGTGATGTGGCTAACATCTTTATGTGTGTATCTGATGATCAGGTTAAGCCTATCATGCACGCTTGGAGACGCATGCCTAAGACTGAAGGTTGGAGAGATAACGAAGAGCGTTCTGATAAGTTCCAAGTTACCTCACGCTTTGGCTTCGGTGCACAGCGTACTGATACCCTTGGTGTTATCCTTACCTCTTCCACCACTTATTAATAAGGAGCCATATCATGGGTTTTGAAACAACTGCTATTCGTGGTGTAATGAATCACTACGGCCCCCGTACCACCGATGAGAAGTTTGGTGGCCAATCCTCAACCGCTGCTGGTATTGTTAAGGAAGCCATTTGGGAGTTCTCCTATAATGACCTTCCCACCTACGGTTCTAGCAACATGCAGTTCAGCCTGCCAGCCAATGCTACTGTCGTCAGTGCAAAACTGGTTGTCGATACTGCCTTCACTTCTACCTCCACTACTACTGATCTAGAAGTTGGTCTGTACACTGGTGCTGGTGTTGCTATTGATGCTGATGGCCTGATCACTGCTGTGAATGCAAGCCAAACCACTATTGCTGTGGCTAACTCAGTAATCACTGGCTCCGGTGCTTTGGTTGGTGTTGGTATCGGTGCAGCCGCTGGTGAACTAAAGGTTACTGCATCTGCTGCCGACCTCCTAACTGGCGCAGGCCGTGTTGTAGTAGAGTATATCTACAATCGTTAATCTGTTGTAGGTAGTTTGTTGGGGAGGTTCTGCTTTGCGGGGCTTCCCCATTTTCTTATAAAGGGAATGAAATGGCGATTGAACATGTAAATATTTCTGATGGCGAGAGACATGAGCCTAAAGGTATTTCTACTGCTGCACTAGGTAAAGTCTATCAAGCCGATGGTGCCGCTAGTGGCGCATGGGTATTCCCTTCTGGCTCTGTTTATAGTGAACTATACATTACTGGTGGTTCAGTAGCACAAACATTATCTGCTGCTAGTGCTTTTGCTAAATTAAACCCTACTGGTATGTGGACAGCAGGTAGTAATTTTGGTGTAACACAGATTGCTGCTGATGGTACTTTCACTGTACTTACTGCTGGGCAATACAAATTAAATTTCTGGATTAACTTTACTACAGCCGCCGCTGCATCTGGTTCAGAATATTACTTTAAGTACGCTGTTAATGGCGTTGTAGCTACAAGGCAAGTAAAAACATCTAAGATCTCTAATAATGCGGATAAGTTGTACACTGGTGCAGTTGGTATTGCTCACCTAAATGCTGGTGATGTTGTATCAATCCATGTGGCAGGTGATGCTACTACCTCTGGTACTGCAATTACAGCCACAGAGACCGGCCTAACCTTGATGATTATGAAGGCAGATTAAAGATGTCTAAGTTAACCCTATTAGAGATGGTGCAAGATATCCTAAATGATCTTGATTCAGATGAGATCAACAGTATCAATGATACAATCGAAGCACAACAAGTAGCCCAGATCGTAAAGACTACTTACTATAATATTACTGATGGGGATACCTGGCCTAACTTCAAGAGATTATTTAAGGCAGATTCTTCTGGTACTTCCCTCAGACCTGTTCAAATCCTTCTACCTGAGAATGTAGTAGATTTTGAATGGATCAAATACAACAAGCGTAAGAGTACAGATACACAGGATAAGTTTGAAGATATCTTGTTTATGGAGCCTTATGACTTTATCAGCTATTGCAATAAGAGAGACTCTTCTGAATCTAGTATCACTTCAGTCATTGAACCAACATCCACTATTAGTTTATTGATTAAAGATGATGTTGCTCCTACTTACTGGACAACCTTTGACCAGAAGAGCCTGTGGTTTGATTCCTACGATAACCTAGTAGACACTACCCTCCAGAGTGCTAAGTTACAAATGTATGGTCAATATCATCCATCCTTTACTATTGCCGATAGTTTTATCCCAGACCTGCCCCCACAGGCTTTCTCTTATCTGTTGAATGAGTCCAAGGCATCTGCCTTTGTTGCACTAAAGCAGACCCCGAATGGTAAGGCTGAACAACATTCCCTCAGTCAAAAGAGAAAGATGTCTCAGCGTAAGTTTAAGACTGATGGTGGTGTGAAGATCCCGTCTTATGGTAGAAAGGGTTAAAATGAATTTGAATCAAGATGATTTTGAAACATATATCTGTCCCACTACTGCACACACTAGACTGCGGCAAGTAAAAGGTGGAGCACTCCCCGCTGCTCTTGATGGTGTTTATACTTCTGTAAGAGAAGCTGGTGCAGCGATTACGCGCTACCTGGCCACCCTGGATAAGGTACCACTCAAAGATAAGAAGGCTAAACTAGAATCCTTAGAGGATTAAGATGGCACGCATTGTATCAGAAAAGCAAGTCAATAACTTCATCAAAGGGGTTATTACTGAAGCTAACCCATTAACTTACCCAGAAAATGCCTCTACTGATGAGGCTAATTTCGTTCTTAAGAGAGATGGTTCAAGAGAACGAAGACTGGGTATGGATTATGAAACCAGTCATGTATTAAACAATACTGGGTTCACCTATTCCAATATGGAAGGCACTTATACACAGTTTTTCCAATGGGATAAGGCTGGTGGTATTGCTACTCTTGGTATTGTCCGTATCTATAATAAGCTCTGGTTTATTGACCTGACCAAATCTAATCCTTCAGCCTACCTTAAGAATAGTGGTACTGCACTCACTTTATCTGGCATTGAAGGTATAAGGTTGACTTTGCTCTAGTTAATAATACTGTAGTTGTTGTATCTGCTGCACTGGATACACCAAAACTATTAGAATATAATGCTACAACTGATATCGTAACCTCAACCAATATTACTCTTGAAGTAAGAGATTTATGGGGTGTAGCTGATGGCCTTGCTATTGACAATAGACCAACTAGCCTGTCTGTATTACATAGTTATAACCTAAAAAATCAGGGATGGAAATCTGATATTGTTACAGAATGTGGGTATGACCCTATTATCTGTACCTACGATAAACTAGGTTATTACCCGTCTAATGCAGATATCTGGTCTTTAGGGAAGGATGCTAATGCGTCCTCTAGTACTTTTGAAAAGTATGTCCCTTCTAAGATGGTTAAGAACTCTTATGATAACACTCCTGTAGCCAAGGGTAAGTATACTATTAACGCATATACTCGTGGTGCTTCTCGTACTTCAAATTCTGGTATATCTCTGCCTACT